ATGCCCTTTCCTACTTATGCTGTGTCCACCGAACTGGATGCTGTAAATCAAATACTTAGCTCAGTGGGACAGGCTCCTGTCACCACACTAGATCTACAGAACCCTGAAGTATCTATTGTACTTAACACTCTCCGGGAAGTTAACCGTCAAGTTCAATCTGAAGGCTGGATCTTCAACACTGAACGTGAGTATGAGATGACTCCCGACAGCTCTACTAATGAGATTGCATACCCGTTCAACATGCTGCAAATTGACACCAATCAATACCAGCATAAGAACAAGTATGATGTAGTTCGTCGTAACGGTAAACTGTACGATCGTCTGCATCACACTTTTACTTTTACTGATTCTATTAAAGCGGATATCGTTTGGTACTTTGACTTTACCGACGTTCCTCCTGCTATCCAAACCTATATTACTGCCCGAGCAGCTCGTATGTGTGCTACCAAAATGATTGGTGACCAGGAGCTGAATGCACTTCTCCAAGAACAAGAGTTTAATACTAGAGCATCAGCTATTGAATACGAATGTAATCAAGGTGACTACTCTATGTTCGGGTTCCGAGATGGTGAGAATTATTACAATAGTTATCAACCCTTCCAAGCATTGATGCGATGAGTACTGTAACCCAAAGGATTCCCAATCTTCTTTCTGGCATTTCACAGCAACCTGATAACCGTAAGTTTCCTGGACAACTTAAGGATTCTGTGAATGCTTTTCCAGACTATGCTCTTGGTCTTCTCAAGCGCCCTGGTGGTCAATATGTAAATGAACTGTACGGCGCTACTCCTGAAGGTAAGTGGTTTTCAATCCTTAGGGATCCACAGGAAAAGTATGTCGCCCAATATGATGACAACACCTTCCGTGTGTGGGGTCTTATTGATAGTGCTTTAGGTGAAGCCGGTTCGCCCCGTGCTGTAGACATGGGTAGTGATACAGGTGTTCCAGGTACTTGTAACCTTGCTAATCTTAAAACCGATCTTACTGCTTATAACGATGCAGTAGAGGATACTGCTGCTAAACTTGCTCTTCTTCATGTTGCTCAAGCAGATTATGCAGAAGTTCTAGCAGGTCAAGATTCTACTGAAACTTCGCTGTTTGAAGTCACTTATAACTATCCTGTTGGTGACATCAATCAAATACTTAAATCAGGTATTCTTGAAACTGCAAGTGGTAACTACATCGTTAAAAATAATAACACTGTAGTTAGTACTAGTACCACTCTTCCTGCTAACTATGCATTGGGTACTGAGTTTACTGATGAATACCCGTTGTTAGCTGCTGAAGGTTATCGTGTCTACCAAGCTATCCTGACGGTTGCTGCTACTCACACTTCTGGTGATTTGGCAACGGCATTGTCAGCAATGAACGCTGCTCAAACCAACTACGACAACGCTGTAACTGCAGAAGCCACAGCTAAGACAAACTACGATGCAGAAGTAACTAACTGTTCTATCACTGCTACTCCCTCCGACGGTTACCTATACGGTGCTACGGCTGACGATATTGAGCTGCTTACTCTTAATGACTACACCTTTGTTCTTAACAAAGCAAAGGAAGTAGCACTAAAGACTACGCTTAGCGAAACTCAACCATACCAAGCATTTGTTGTTATTAAACTTCTTGGTAGTGGTCACTATAAGATTTTCCTTGATGGTGTAGAGCGTGCTAGTTATAATGCTGGTTCGGGTACTGACATAGATGCTCTGCTTGACTTTCTTGCCAACCTTATTGATGGATTTACTTTTGCTGGTAAAACTTACTCAGCTACTGTAGTTGGTTACGGTATATACATTAGTTGTGATCACGAGTTTAATATTTCAACAGTTGGCGGTCCGTCTGAAAACGCCATGTTTGTCTTCCAAGACAGCACTCCAACTGTTGCTGACTTACCGCTTCAATGTAGAGATGACTATGTTGTAAAGGTTACCAACAGTGAAGATGTGAATGCTGATGACATGTATGTCAAGTTTATCACTGATGGTTTTACCCCTATTGAAGCTACTTATTCTAGAACTGGAACAACGGTTACTGTAAGTACCAGTGATCTTCATGGTATTGCTGATGGTCAAGAGGTGTATCTAAACTTTACTAGTGGCGATGCTACCTCTGGTTATTATGAAATCACTAAAACAAATAACTATCAATTTACGGTTGTTGATACAGCTACTGGTACAACTTCTGGTGACGTTACTATTAGCAAAGGTCTTTACGGTCCTGGAGTTTGGGAAGAAACTATTGCCCCTGGCATCAAATATGAGTTTGATCCTTTGACGCTGCCTCATCAGCTTGTGCGTAATACTGATGGATCTTTTACCTATGGACCTATTGATTGGGCAGACCGTCTTGTCGGTGATGAGACTACTAATCCTGATCCCAGCTTTGTTGGTCAAAAGATTAACAACATTTTCTTCTATCGTAATCGGCTTGGTTTCCTTTCTAACGAAGCAGTGATTCTCAGCCGTGCTGGTGATTACTTTAATTTCTGGGCAACGACAGCTTTAACGGTTACAGACGACGATCCGATTGATGTTATTGCATCTTCTATTCGTCCAGTTAATCTCCGTTACGTCCATCCTACCAGCGTTGGTCTTGTTTTGTTCAGTGATACTGAGCAGTTCATCCTGACTACTGATGCTGATATTTTTAGTCCCAACACAATTAAACTTAACCAGTTATCAGCTTATGAGTGTGACTCTTCAGTTGAAGCAGTAGGACTCGGTTTAAGCATCGGCTTTATTTCTAAGACCCCACTTTATACTCGTTTTTACGAAATCAGTAATATCAGTAAAGATATTCCACCAAATATTTTAGAACCAACACAGATTGTTCCTGAACTGATCCCTCAAACGATTGATAACATGATCGCTTCACCTGCTTTGTCTCTCATTTCTATGGGGACAACTGGTAGCAAAACTGTATATCAATATAAGTTTTTCCAGGGACGAGAACAGCGAGCCTCTGCTTGGTATAAGTGGGACTTGACAGGTACGTTGCTTGATCAATTCTTTGACAATAACATCTATTACGTTACTATTAAGAATGGCACTAATGTTTCTGTTCAAAGCTTTGATTTGACTCAAGCAAGTGAAGAGGGTTTCTTGACCCTTCCTACTGGAGAAAAGACCGATGTTTGTCTTGATTTTTGGAACACTAATCCTTATCGAACCTACGACTCTTCTGCTGACACAACTCGTATCTTCTTACCGTATGATTCGGTTAGCGGTGGAACGCTGTCTGTAGTGGTCCTAGGAGGCTACATAGGCGACGATGCAGGTACAACTAGTGCATCAGTAGGGGCAGTACTTTACCCCACCGTAGAAGGGACTACAGGTGCCTATTACGCTGATATTGACGGAGATTATCGTGGACGTAATCTAATTATTGGTTATCTTTACACGATGGAGGTTGAACTTCCTCAATTCTTTGTCACTCAAAGTGATGGTCAAACGGCTGTTACTGACTTTACCTCTGATCTCATCATTCACCGTATCAAGGTATCTACTGGTCTTAGCGGTCCTGTAAAGTATCAAATCACTATTACTGGTCGTCCTGAGTGGAGTAACACGATTGAAGCTGTTGCTCCATATGACTACACTTTGAACAATGTGAATATGGCAGCTGATGCTGTTCACAATGTACCGATCTACCAACGCAATGAGAACCTCAACCTTAAGATTATTGGTGACTCTCCGTTCCCAGTTAGTCTGTTGAGTTTGAATTGGGAAGGTAAATATAACACTGGTTTCTATAGACGTGCCTAATGACTACATCCACCCGTGGTTTTACTTTTAAACCAGCTACCATTAACGACACCTTAGAGCTGACCAGTCAAATGCTCCAAAGAGGACTGTTAGACTTTGAAAGGGTAGGACAACATCCTGTCCTTTCGTTAGCTATGTACATCCATGAAGATGACTCCTATCTGATCTACGGACCTGATGGGAGTCTATATGGAGCGTATGGCGTTGCATCTGATAACTCCTTTTGGGTACAGATGACAAACCAAGTTAAGAACAATCCTCGCACGACTGTGAGGTTTGGTAAAGCGTTAATGGAACACATTAACCGTCCTTATCTTTGGACTACTATTGATATAAAAAATACTGAACTAATTAACTTAGCTAGGTATTTAGGTTTTAAGGTACTACGGGTATTCCCAGATGGACCTGACAATGTTTACTCTATAGAGATTGTACGATTATGGGATCAGTAAACCCGACAAGCGCAGCAGACTATCTTCAACCACAAGCCGCAAACCCTGGTTTCTTCGCTAACCCTGTAGGTCTTGCTCTTGCTGGCGGTCAGCTTGCCTTTGGCATTGCTCAAATGTATCAGCAAGACCAACTAGCAACACAACAAGCTTACAACCAAGCATACAGTAATGCTATCAATCAGGCAAGAGTTGAAGAACAAAATAGGCAGATAAAAGCTGCTTATGAAGCTAAGCTTGATTTTACTAAACAACAAATAGAAAACAACTTTGCAGCTGCTGATGCCTCTTGGGTGTCTGAACAGATGCGTCTTAATGAAGTTTACGATACTGCTGCTTACAAGAGTCAAGCAATGCAAAAACTTCTAAAAGAATCACTTGGTACTGCAGCCGCTCGTGAAGTTTACGGTAAAAGTGCTAAGCGTGGTGCCCTTGTGTCTACTTTAGGCGCTTATGGTCGTAGCCGTGCTCAACTTGTTGATTCTTTAATGAGTGAAACAACAGCTACTCAAATGAGAATGGAACAAGTTGAAAGACAGGCACTAGCACAAAATCAGCTTGCTATTGCTCAAGTGGCTGTGGCACCGACTCTTGCTACGTTTACGCCTACTCCTATGTCTGCAGCTCCTGGATTCGGTCAAACTGCTATGCAAGTTGCTGGTCTTGGTATGCAAGCGTTCCAAACTGGTTATGACATCACGCCTAGTGGTGGTTCTTTCTTAGGTATTTCGAAGGCTTAACAAATGGCAGAATTTCAAGAAGAGAATTTGTTTCGTGGAGCTGCGCAGAGCCAAGGCTTTGCACCTATGCAAGCTCCCGACACTTCTCGGTTCCTACGGGAAAACATGGGTCAAATTGACCGTAACTTTGCTCAATTAGAACAGGCTCAATCTACTGCTCTTAATAACAAACTGAAGCGTCAACAAGAGGTTTTGTCTACTCTTAGCCAGTTCTCTACGACTGCTATGGAGTTTGCAAAGAATCAAGGAAAAGCTTACATTGATCAGCAAATTATTGAAGGTCAGAATAAAGCACGTAGTCTTGGTAAAACGCTGAACTATGGTATTCCTGCTGAAAAAGAAAGGCAATTCAACGATACTCTAAATCAAGAAAAGCAAGTTCAGTCTCAAATGGCTGATGTTGCTCTTGATATGGGTAAGCAGAATGCTCCTATTGAAGCAATCAATTATATCAAGTCTCTTCCTCAGTACCAACGTATCGGTGCTTACCGTACGTATCTTGCTAATAAAGCAGGTACTTACAAAGCTTACCTAGCAAACTTCCTACAACGTGGAGACATTAATCTTCCTCGTCCTGGTGGTGGCACGTTTACTCCTCAACAAGTCGATGATAACCCTGAGTTGTTGCAGATTGTCTTAGGTGCTGCTGGTCGAATGTTTATGGCAGAGGAAGTCGGTATTGGAGCAGACTTCAATCCGACTGGTGTTGCTGCTAAACCGTTGTATGAAGCAATGGACAAGGCAGATGACGAGTATATGTACAACATCCGTCAACAGAGTGCTATCAATAACTCTGCTGATATGGTTGCTCAAGCCCGTGAAACCTTCCGTGCCAACGGTGATCTTAATGCATACTTGTCTTCCTTGACTGGTAGCATCAATGAATATGGTAAGATGCGAGGTAGGTCTGAAGCTCTTACTGAAATCTTTAAAGAGATTGAAACTGCTTATGCTGCTGGTGATACAGAGATCCTAAATGCTTTGGATCAAGTTGTTGACGGTGATGCTAAAGGTCAAACCTGGCGTCAACGGTTTGCTAACCGTATTGAAGGTGAGAAAGGTCTTAACGCTGCTATTGATGCAATTGATCGTCGCAACCGTGCTCGGTTGGATGAACAAGAAAATGAAGAGATGAAGCAGCGTAAGCGTAGCTGGGAAGCAGCTATGGTTGACATGGCTAATCGTGGTGAAACGCTTACTGAGTTTCAACAGAAGCAAGCATTGGAAGATGCCATGAAGGAGACAGGTAAACCTGCTTCTGCATTTCCTTGGATCACTGATACGATGACCAAAGAGGGTCAAGATCGTGAACAAGAAGAAACTGCTCTTAATGATCTTCGTCGTAAGCGTGGTTATCTGATTGAATCGGATCTTAGTAATGTCAGTATGGACACGTATCGGAAGTTTATTTCGACTGTTCAAAATGATGAACCTCTTGCTAAACTTCCTACGCACTTTGAGGCTGATGCAAAAAGTAAGATCAATGCTTTGACTGATGATCACTTCAAGGTGACTGAGGGTGATGCTCCTAAGACGAATGATTGGCAGGATATGGCACGTCGGGCACGTGATGCTTACCGTGTTTATATTCAAGAAAACATTCAAGCTGGTATGAGCCAACAAGAAGCTCAGCAAAAAGCGTTGGATCGTGTCGAAAGGAATTTTGCTGTTAATACCTACAGCAAAGATCCTAACGTTCCTTCAACTCTTCGCTATCGTCAGACTCTTAGTTCTGCACGAACTTCT